ACCAATAGGTGTGGTGTCCTGATAACAATCAGTGTAAAATCCTTTTCTGGTATTTCTATAACTTTGTACCATGATTATATCTTAATTAAATACTCCATTACAATGAAGGGTTGAACAGCTGAATCAATTGATATGGATGAATCCACACCAATATCAAAAGTTGTAGATAAGTTTTCTGGATCAATTGATATTGCATCAGTCTTTACTTTATATGTATGATCACCTTTATCCAATCTAACTCTATGACTATGAGCAGTTGGTAAAGTACCAGCTGTTATTGCTAAATCATTAGTATCAGTTGCATCATTTTCTATGTCAGGAACAGCAGTTGAACTAACCGCACCTTCATTTGATTGTAGAGGAACAACGTCAGCTAATGAAGCACCATTTTGATCTAATGGCATACCAACAGCACCTGTAACATATGTTGCTGGTACAGTCAACATATTTGGAGTTGTAATTGCAGTTCCACCACTACCAGTATCACTACAAGTTATTATAAACCACTGTCTACTTCTAAATTTAATAACATTAGATTCATCAGGTGATCCAGCTAACGTAGTTCTATCAACCTGAAACTGAGAATTGTTTAGACAACCAAATTCAAATCCACTTCCAGATCCAACACGATAAGGTCCTGTTGTAGGTTCTGCAATACACCCACCAAAATAAATTGTTTGACTTCCAAATCCACTACCGAACAATGGTGATCCAGAATCACTAGTACCTGCGTTTGGGTTCCATGCATCTAATAATTTACATGGTTGTTGTCCACTACCAGGAGGGTTTGTAGATTGTTGTTGTGCTCTCGTTGAATTTAACCAATCTTGAATAGGAATTGTAGAACCATTTTTCCATGCAGTCTGTCCTCTTGATTTTGGATGATCATTATCTGTTTCTAATATGCTTGGTTGAGCTCTTAATCTAGACCTTGATGTAGTAGAAAAGTGCATATGTGGGTGTATTTGATTCTCCTCTGGTGCTTCTATTTCAGTGTAATGACTATCACCTGCATATGTCCAACCTGGTTTTCCTCTAATTTCAACCTCTTGTGATGGCACATTAATACTACCAGCATATGTGATGTTAACATTCGTATCACCAATAGCTGCTTCTGCATCTATACCAACACCAGACCTACTTTTTTCTGTGTTAGTTGTAGTATCAATTTTTCTTACATTATTGTACACACCTGCGTTAGCACCTGATGTAGGTTCAGGATATTTAGAACCTAAATCAGGAACCATAAATTGATTATCATTAATACTTTCAAAATCAGTACCATCAATATTCTTTTTCATGAATGCAGTATTAGTACCAGTTCCTAAAATAGCAGCAAGTCTTGGATAATCAGATGCAAAATATTTTGATCCATCACATTTTAAATAACCAGCTGGCAAAGATGCTTTATTACCAGCGTCATCTGGTGTCCCTTCATATGGCACTGGCCATGCTATAATTTGACCAGTTAAATGACCATACTTTGATCTTTCTTTGTTGTAAAATACTGCCATTAGTATGCTTTGATAATGAATGTCATTGTTAACGAAGGTTGAGTAGAGTCTACTGCTATATTTAATGCATTTTCAATACTCTGTGCTGACAAAGCTGATCCATCAGCATTCGGTGCTGTATGTGATGGAGGTCCCACCATAGTTCCCAATGTCTGTCCTATTTCAAAACTACCATGATTATGAGACTGAAATGATTGTTCTAATGGATCTTTTGCTACTGATTGTGTATTTAAAGTGGTAGGGTAAGTGCCATCTCTAAATTTTAATCCAGTTACTGCCGTTCCCCAACCAGGTACTTCTTCAATATCACCAACACCAACATTTTGATTCAATACAATTTCATAGTTACCACCACTAGCAGTATTACCTGCATCTGGTTTCCATTCTATTGACTGAACATATGTTCCTTCAGCGATCCATCTGTACTTATCATTAGGATCTGATGTAGTAACATACATCAATGGACGAATTGCATCCCATTGATACCATTGATCTGGAGCAGTACCATATTGTACCGCTATATCAGTGCCATCTGGCAATGTAATTTTATTAGAAGACTCAGTTATTGTGCAACTAGGAACAATAACAGCAGTTCTCAATTCTGGGGAATCTACCAATCCATCTGATCTGACAGGTTTACTACCAGCACCATCAGGTGTATAACCATAAAAATTTGCTCTGTTTCTATCCTCCATAGGTCTTGGAAACATACCCGTCTGTGCAGGTTGAGCGTGAGTAGCAACTGGATCTACATCAACAATTTGAGAAGTCTGTCCTTGTGGTGGTATGGTCTGTTTATATGATGTAGTCTTAGGTCCTGCACCTCTGTTTGCTCCTCGCCAGTTACTAGCACCAGCTGGTACGTTATCCCAATAATTTTTACCTACATTGACAGTATCAGTTGTAAACTCAAAATGAGAAGTGGTTCTTGGTAGTGTATATTCATAAGTTGCATCACCATACATTGATAATCCAACAGATCCATTCTGCCAACTATGTGGTTCAGAATCTTTAAATGAACAGTTAAAAGGACCTTCACTACCAGGACAGTTGTTACTGAAACTAATACTACCTGTCATTTCAACACCGCCATCAGTCTGGAATACCATAGGTCCTTTCTGGTTTGCTTGCACTGATTGAAGTTGGTCAGTATGACTGTGTGAAGGTGTATGATTAATACCTAATTTACGATTTAATGTAAATACTGATTCTAGAAAATCAGGAGCAGTCAATACAAAATTAGTATATTTAAAATATAAATTACCACTTAAATTTAAAGTAAAATCTATATCAGCATTGGCAGACCATGATGTTTTAATATCATATGTTTCACCCAATCCAACAACTAAATCACCTAACTTAGTTCCATTGCTGTCAATAATAGCATTATTAGGATCAACTTGTCCTTGTTGATATTCAACTTGATTTAGATTATTTGGTTCTAGATCAAGAGGTAATCTATTTGACAAATTTGGTAATCTAAACGTAGCATTGTTAGATCCATCAATAGGATCAATATATGGAAACGTATAGTTACCGCCAGCTGGTTTGGTCATATCACCACCATAAGTATCACCTAAAATAGACGCTAACAGTGGGTAATCACTAGCATCTTTTGTACTACCATCACAGACTATCCAACCTTTTGGTATATTAGAAGCGAGAAAACCATTTCCTCCATCACCAGACCAAGGTAGAATAGTTCCTACCTTAGCTGTCTTCATACTTTTAAGGGAATCGTAATATGCTGCCATTTATAACTCCATTAACCACCAACCTCTTAATGAAGGTGGAATTGTTTGTGCATTTGCAGAACCTTCAATGTCAACATTACCAGCGTAAATTAAACCGAATGATGCATTGCGTGTCTGAATAATTAATTCTCCAGAATCCCATGCAGTTGTGTTTGTAACATTGGATCCTGCACCAACCTTAGTTCCAACTGTGTCACCTTGGATTGCAGTTGCGACATTAGCAACTTTAAGTGCTCTAAGAATTAAACTTGTATTGTATGTTAGGTTACCACTTAGTTCAACAAATCTAATCATGTCACCTGTTTGTGCATTATCAGGTAAATATAGAACCATGTTTGCACCAGAGGATGCATTGATTAGATAGTTGTTGTTAACCTGTAGTGGGTTAGCAACTTGTTGTCCAATACCTGTAGTAGGATCATATGCAACATATGTATGTCTTCTACCACCATTTCCTGTCCAGTATTTCTCAATACCAAATGAATCAATAGCATTGTTTTGATAAATCTTGAAGTCTTTTGGATTTGTTGCTCCAGAAGCACCAAGGTTATCAATGTGGAAGACACTTTCAGAAGCAATTTCTGTGGCAGAAATTTTTCCTTTCTGATAGAATCTTTGACCTATTTCAGTATCACCAGTTAGTGATGTAACCTTGAATGTTATTTCATTGCTACAGTCACCATATGCTTGACAGTCCTTAGCTCTAATCTCAAGGTTACCATGTAAAGTACCAGGACCATAAAGTTGCATACCAGCTGTATTCTGGACTGGATCTTTAGTAGATCCATCACCAAGGTGTCCATCATCATTAGCAACCATGAATACTGGTGTAATACCATCAGAACCAAATACTCTGATATTACCACTGGTTAATTCAAAGTCACCATTGCTTCTAATAGCTCCACCACCAAATAGATCAACTAATGTTGAACCAACAGTATTTGGATTTCTATATTGTTTAGGTAACTTGACTGCAAACTCTGCGTCAAGACCAGCTGTAGCACTCCAACCTGCTCCACCATGAACACTATCAGGTAAGAAGAATTCTTCTCCGATTCTTACATATTGTACATAATCTAATTTTGGTTGAATTAGATCTGCATTTGTCAATTGAATCTCAAGTCTACGATCATATGTGTTAGGTGTCCTTGCTTGTATCGCTGCTGCTCTTGCTGCACGTGTTGCAGGTATATCTTGCATCAATGTAGTTGCTGATGCATATTTTCTAATCTTAACGATTTCAGCACCAATATTCCATGAATTTGCGACTGTTCCCTCTATCTTATTAGAAGAAGATCCACGACCACCATTAGGATAGTTAGAATTGGTAGCGAAGTTCAATATCTGATCCGTACCAGATAGAGTTGAAGCAGATGTAATTTGTGCTATTTCAATTGCAGTTGTTCCACTAACAATGGCAATGTAATCTCCAGTAACGAACTTATCATAGTTTGATGCAACCTTTATACTACTGTCAGAACTTCCTACATTAGAAGCGACTGTTGTTGAAGGTCCGTCTGACATAATAGACTCAGGATCATGTCTGTAAACATAGACAGGATCTTGATTCTTAGCATATGCAGCTGGTGCAGTTCCAAATGCTTCAGATACCATGAAGACTGTACCATGTGAGTTACCAATCTGTGTATCACCTGTGCAAGTGTCAACTTCAAAAGTTGTAATACCACTACCATTTGTTATAGTTAACTTCTTATTGGTAGTTGCATTCTGATATGGTGTAGTACATGTACCATTTAATGTAAGACCACCAGTATATGACTGATCACCATTAACAGTTATTGCACCAGTAACAGAGTCAACTTCAAATAATGTGTTCTCTGAATTAGTATCACAACCATTCTTAACTGATAACTTCTTAGCAACTTGTGTAAGTGTTTCTTTAAGTTCAAATATCTCACCATCATCACCAGTTGCAGTACGTGTGATAATTACATAATCACCTGGAGCATTAGTGCTTACATAAGCAGGATCTCCACCAGTAGTACGATTTGTACGTCCTATTAAACTACCACCAAACTGTGATAGGTAAACATTATCCTCTGTTCCAGAACCATCAATATTTTGAGTAATCCAAGTAGCACCAAACTGTATAGTACATTTATAGATGGCAGTTGTATCAGGATGAGTGGTACTTATTGTAGATAGAGTTCCAAATGGTTGTCTCTGAACCTCAATGTAGTATGGTGTGCTATTAATCTGTGGAAGACGTGTGATCTTAACAAATTCAGCATGATTACCAGACTGTTCAACAGTATCAATAAGTAGAATATCATTCTCATTATAATATTGAGCACCACTAGCATCATAAGGAGACTTCTTAATAGGTAAGTAATACTTATCACCTGTTAAGACTGGGAATGTTGCAACACTCTGACCAGCTGGTGTTTGTTGGAATGCAGTTCCACCCCAATTACCAGAACCTGATGTATCAATCTGGTTGTACTCACCAGTTGGTGTAGTGGATGCAAACGCAGCAACAGAAATTAGATCAACATTATTATTATATTGATTGTTTCCAAGAACACCACTTGCATGAGTCTGTATACCAGAACCAGCTTGAGCTCTAAATCCTACGAATGAGTAAGAAGCAAAACCACCACATAATGTTACATTAGCATCAAATCTGGTTGTAGCATTAACTCTTAGGTTGTTTCTAATTGTTGTAGTACCACCCTGACCTGCAATCGTTAGAGTAGCAGCGTTAGTAGCAAAGTCTACAATGCTTGTTGCACTGTTACCAGATAAGAACTCAACAGTTCCAGATGGAGACTCAAACTTAGTAACATCAGATAGTCCTCTTCTTGTACCAATGATTGTATCACCAGCAACCTTAAGTGCTTTAGTATCAATCTGTACGAATGAGTCAGACTCAGTGCTTGCAAATGCACCACCAAGAGTTAACTTAGACTTATTAGCATTAGATCCATCAATACTATCACCGATAGTAATTTCACTGTCGTTACTTGTATTACCAATCTTGATATTTTGTGATCCAGTTGTTACATTACCAATCTCAATGTTCCTTGCAGATCCACCAATCAATAGACCTTGAGTTGGTCTGGTTCCAGTTGTTAGACCGATAAATGTATTGTTATTGAATAATGTTGCTGTACCATCAGTAATGGTTGTATTAATATCAGCAGTATTAGCACTACCAGCTCCACCACCATTGACTGATATATCGTCTTGGAATATAGCACTAGCAGTAAATTCAGAAGTTCCAGTAACAGTTAATGCACTGTTCATATTTGCTAGAGTTGTATTAATACCAACTCTTCCATTATTTGTAGTAGAAACTCTGAATGTTGCTGCTGTTTGTGGAGCAGAACTATCACCACCAACCATGAATGCATGGTCTTGAGCAGTCTGAGTTCTTGCTGCGTATGTTGCATGAGCAGCAAAGTTTGCAATAGTCTTACCACTAATCCATGCAGTACCAACAACATCTAAGTTAGCAAGAGGATCAGTTGCAGCAGATACAAATGCTTCTGTATAATCAGCATGAGCAGCACGAGCAACAGTGTTAATACCAATCTTAAATTCACCGATAGTTTGTGTATCAGTTCTAATTGTCTGAGCACCAAGTACACCAACTTCCTTCCAAGAAGCATTTGAAAGTTTTACTACAGCATTAGGTGTATTAGTATTATTAAACACTAACTCACCAGTTGAAATACTATCATTAGCAGCAATACTAAATGTACATGTGTTACCACCATTAGTAAATCCAGTATTGATTGTGAAAGTTCCATTGAGTTTGTTTTCACTTAATCCTGCTAATTTAATCTCTTGACCAGCTTGTAAACCACCAGTTATGACATTTCCATTAGTGACACCAGACTTCCATTGAATTGTAACAGTTCTGGTAGAATTAAATATAAACTTCTCAATCTGAGAGGTAATTGTTGTAAAGGAGTTAGAGAATATCCAACCAAGTGAACCGCTGTTTCCTACAGACTCACCTTTAAGTAGAATGTCTCCAGTTAGAGGAGCACCTGCTCCACCATATGAAACAACCTGTGATGCATCATAAGTTCCATCTTGATCAGGAGTAATATTAGATGCGTTAGATGCAACAGCATGTGTCTGGATCTTATAACCTTGACCAGATCCGAGTGAACCACGTTGGTTAAACTGGAATACACCAGCTGTTACTCTGTTACCTGCAATTAGAACGTCACCATTAGTTTGGCGATTCTTAGTCATCGCAGTTCTATCAAGAGTTGCATCATCCTTAGTGGAGGATACATTAGATACAACCTTTAATGAAGATAGAACACCAATATTAGGTAATCCTAGTGTCAAGTCTCTAACGTCAGCACCAACATTAATAGTTACAGGTGCGTTAAATGTGCTTGTTTGATCACCATTCTCACCACCATTGACTGTAATGTACTCATTAAATGTAACAGGAGTATCAAACGTAGTAACTAGATTTCCTACTGCGTCATCTTCATCATCAGATCCAACAAGCGATGCAGACTCTAGGAATATTTCTTCACCAGTGATAGCATCAATCTTACGGTTACCAATGTATAGGTCACCATTACTGTTAAGACCAGTGTAGAATACTAAACCACCATCCTGTTTCTTAGACTGTGCAAAGAAATCTTGTTCTACAGTCAACAGAACTTCTTGACGTGCGGGTAGACCAGTTGAGTAGTTACCTGGACCAAAACCGAGATATTCAAATGTGTGGTTACCAGCTCTTGCGATAGATGGTCGTCTCAGTTCAACGTACATACGTTGATCTACAACAACTGTACTGTCACCTGCAATAGGTATCTTACGATCTTCTGATCCAGCAGATGCATTACCACTTTGTGCTTGAAGTACGTTACTACCTGTGTAGTTATTATTCTTAAGTGCTTCAGTAGCAAGGAAGTCAGTAACAGATTCTTTTGTTAATGAACCCTTAAAGTCATTAACTGTAACTAAACCATGTACATAGTTGTCAGCAGCAGAATATGTTTGACCAGGATCCTTAGCGTTAGGATCAATCTGTTTATACCATACTGGATCATTCTTATAATCTAATGGATATAATTTACTAATTGGTTGAGAGAACTTAAAGTTCCTGAAGTTACCTAAGTTACCTGCACCCTGTGGGAATGGAGATATATTACCACGAACAGCTGTTATATAGAATATACCATCTTGCTGATCAAATATACGTCTCTGTATTTCCTGAACATCATAGACGTAGAATGTTTCATCAAT